CCTGTCTTAATCTCTCCAACACAGTCCGAGCCGATGCTGGACTCACCCTTTACGACCCGACCTAATCCAAATTAATGACAGATAAACCCAAAAGATCCAAAGTGGTGCGAGGGGCGGTCGAGCCTAGGCTTCACAGCCCATATCTCAAAGGCAAATCTAAAGTTGATGATGTTATAGAGCTTGCTGAGATGATTAAGATGCCTTTGTTACCCTGGCAGAAGTTTGTGCTTACAGATATGCTCAGAGTGGACTCAAAGGGCATGTGGATTCGTAAAACTAACCTTTTGCTGGTTGCGCGTCAGAATGGCAAGACTCATTTAACTCGAATGGTCATTTTGGCTCATTTGCTCAAATGGGATAGCAAGAACATCATTATTGCCTCTTCAAACCGAGCAATGGCTTTAGATACCTTTAGGCAGGTTGCTCAGGTCTTAGAAAACAACCTTCACCTTATGGAGATGGTTAAAGCGATCAGATATGCCAATGGCACAGAATCGATCGAGATGAAAGATGGTCGCCGCTTAGATGTCGTGGCTGCTACTCGCGATGGATCGCGTGGTCGCACAGCTGATGCCCTATTTCTCGATGAAGTCCGAGAATGGAGCGAAGAGGCTTATCGAGCTGCGATGCCGGTGACACGCGCTAGGCCAAATGCTCACACATTCCTAACATCTAATGCTGGTGATGCTTACAGCACTGTTCTAAATGATTTAAGAGAACGCGCGCAAGATTATCCGCCTAAGTCATTTGGTTATTATGAGTATTCGGCTCCCCAGTATTGCAATATTAATGATAAAAACGCTTGGGCAATGGCAAACCCTGCTTTGGGCCACATGGTGACTTTAGAAGCTCTTGAAGAGTCAGTTGCGACAAATCCAATCGAAAATACAAGAACTGAATTACTTTGCAGTTGGATCGATAGTTTGACCAGCCCCTGGCCTCATGGAATCCTTGAAGAAACATCAGATAGCAGCTTAGAGATCCCACCAGGGGCTTATACGGTCTTTGCTTTCGATGTTAGCCCATCGAGGCGCAATGCTTCACTGGTTGCTGGTCAGTTACTCCCCGACGGTCGAATCGGAGTCGGAATCCTACAAACTTGGTCAAGTCAAGTAGCAGTTGATGATTTGAAGATTGCTGTGGACATCAAAGGTTGGTCTGATATTTATCGACCTCGTTTGGTTTGTTATGACAAGTACGCAACCCAGTCGATTGCCGATCGATTAAAGCAATCTGGCGTAATGATTGAAGATGTCAGCGGCCAGCAGTTCTATCAGGCATGTGGCGATTTATTGACTGCTTTGGTGACTCACAAGGTAGTTCACAACGGTCAAGCAGAGCTTATCCAGCAGATGAACAACTGCGCGGCCAAAGTCAATGATTCAGCCTGGCGAATTATTAAACGCAAGTCAGCTGGTGACATCTCAGCCCCAATCGGTTTAGCTATGGTAGTTTCCAAATTGATGCTGCCAGCACCACGCCCACAAATCATAACTTGACACTCGCTAGTAATCTGTCTAGATTGTGCTATCATTTAGGCTATGGGTATATTTTCGCGCGCAGAATCAAAGCAAACTAAGCCGTCTGTCGAAGCGCAATATGCCCCTCAAGTTCTAGGTGAGTATTCACCTTATGCAATGCCGTTTCAATATGCCTATATTGGCAGAAGCGAAGCGATTACAGTGCCAGCGTTACAAAGATGCCGCAATCTCATTGCTGGCACTATTGGCGCAATTCCTTTAGAGCTTTACAGAAAATCAACTAACGAAGAACTTGGCTCACCGGTTTGGTTAGAGCAACCTTCATATTCTCAACCACGATCTGTAACGATCGCCTGGACTGTTGATTCACTTTTATTTTATGGCCAAGCATTTTGGCAAGTTGTAGAAGTTTACAACGAAGATGGCCGACCATCTCGTTTTGAATGGATTGCTAACCATCGCGTAACTGCAACACTTGACAGCACAAATACTTTTGTAAAGTCTTACGCAGTTGATGGCACAACATTGCCGATGGATGGTCTTGGCAGCTTAATCACATTTCAATCATTAGGCGATGGCATTCTAAATACTGGCGTTTCAACTATTCGCGCAGCCATCGATGTTCAAAAGGCAGCGGCTATTGCTGCATCAACTCCAATGGCTACTGGTTACATTAAAAATACCGGTGCTGATCTAGATCCTAAAGAAGTTTCAGGTTTACTAGCTGCTTGGCGCACTGCTCGCAATAATCGTTCTACTGCTTATCTAACAAGCACTTTAGAATATAACCCAGTCTCATTCTCACCTAAAGATATGATGTACGGAGAAGCCATATTTAACCTGGCTACTGAGATTGCGCGTTTATGTAATGTCCCAGCCTATTATGTGTCAGCAGATCAAAACAATTCAATGACTTATGCCAATGTTCAGGATGAGCGCAAGCAATTCTTGACATTATCGCTACAACCATTTATCACAGCCATCGAAGATCGTCTATCAATGGATGACATCACTGCTCGCGGTAATGTTGTCAAGTTTGACATTGACAAAAACTTCTTGCGCACAGATCCAATGCAAGAACTGGCAGTAATTGAAAAATTATTAACTCTTGAACTTATTACTCAAGAACAAGCAATGGAAATGACAGATCTAACACCTAACGGAAGTCAAGGTATGCAATGACCCAGATAATCACCTTCGCAGCTGAACTTACAGCCGATTCAGCCAATCGCACTATCTCAGGCAAGATTGTGCCTCTTAACATTGAAGCAGGATCTACCAACATGGGCAAAGTTATCTTTGCTTCTGGATCAATCGAGATCCCAGATCCTAAAACTATCAAATTATTAAATCAACACGATTCCAAGAAGCCTTTGGGTCGTGCCGTCAGTTTCTCCGAGTCAGAGAACTCCATTGATGCTGTATTTTCTGTAAGTCGCTCACAACGCGGTACAGAAGCTTTAATCCTTGCAGAAGAAGGATTGCAATCAGGATTAAGCATCGGCGCAGAAGTTTTAAAATCAAAGATCAAGGATGGCGTGACCTATGTGTCTGCTGCTCGCTTGGTCGAAGTAAGTTTAGTAACTGAGCCAGCATTCAAGTCAGCCCAAGTTACTGATATTGCAGCGGAAGAATCTGCTGCACTAGAAGAACCCCTACCAACAGAAAGCGAGATAGCCAACGTGGAAAATACCACTCCAGCCGTCGAAGCAACACCAGTTGAAGCACCGGCGGTAGAAGCTGCTCGCCCAACTGTCACAGCAATGGCTTACACAAAGCCACGCATTGAACTAACAGCTGCTAAGTATGCAGAGCAATCAATCCGTGCAGCACTAGGTGATGAAGATGCTCGTCAGTACCTACGCGCAGCAGATGACACAACAGACAACGCGGCTTTTGTACCAACACGCCAGTTGTCAGAAATCATTAACCCACTCGGAACAACAATCCGCCCATCAATCGAAGCAATCTCTCGCGGAGTGCTTCCAGATGCAGGTATGTCATTCGAGATTCCTAAAATCACAACAATGCCAACAGTCGCAGCAATTGCTGAAGGTAGCGCATTTAACGAAACAGATCAGGCTTCATCATTCTTGTCTGTAAGCGTTGCTAAATACGCTGGACAACAGACATTCTCTGTTGAACTTCTAGACCGTACATCACCAGCCTTTTTCGATGAGCTAGTGCGCAATATGGCAGCAGCGTACGCAAAGGCAACAGATCGTGCAGTTCACGATGCACTTGTAACAGGCGCATCACTTGATGCAACAGGAACTACAACATATCCAACAGCTGCAGAGCTTCTAGGAATTGTTGCTCGCGGTTCAGCTTCTGTTTACGCAGCAACAGCAGGACTTCCAAATCCATTTGCTCGTAACATCATCATGAATACTTCACAATGGAGCAACACGATGACACTAAACGACAGTGGTCGTCCAATCTACAACGCATCACAGCCACAGAACGCTGGCGGTAATGTTGTACCTACAGCTCTACAAGGTAACATCGCAGGTCTAAATCTTTATGTGACAGCAAATGTTGCATCAACAGCAGACACAGACAAAGATGGATCGATCATTATTGTCAATCCAGATGCTTACACATGGTATGAAAGCCCTAGCTACCGTTTGCGTGCCGAATCAACAGCCACAGGTTCTGTGACTATCGGTTACTACGGCTATGGAGCGATTGCTACAAAGGTCGGCGCAGGCGCGTTTAAGAACAACAAGACCTGATAGAAACACCCTAAGTCGCTGGGAGTGGGGCGCAGCCCTTGCTCCACTCCCAGTCTTTAGAAAGGATTGCAGATGGCATTAACAACAGTTGCAGAGCTTCGTAGCGCTCTTGGAGTCGGTACGCTCTACACAGATGCCACTTTGCAGGAAGTGTGTGATGCAGCAGATGCAGTCATCCTTCCGATGTTATGGAATAACTACACATTCAATGTCGCCCATAGCAACACTACAACAACGGGCACACTATATTTTAACGAATCAATTAAAGATACTTTTTATGTAGGTCAAGCAGTTGGAATTACTGGCAATGGAGCGCCACATACAGGCACAAAAACAATTACTGCAATGACCGATACATCGATCACTTATGCAGTAACAGGCACTCCGGCAGAAAAACCTAAGCACAATCTAATGCCTTTCGGTCAAGTCTCAGTTCTTGCAACAGTCGATTACACAACAGATACAGCGGTTCAATTAGCTGCACTTCTTATTAGTGTGGACATTTGGCAATCTCGTCAGGTTAGCTCCACAGGCGGTGTATCGCCGGACTTTACTCCTAGCCCGTATCGCATGGGTAACACTCTCTTGGCTAGAGTTCGTGGACTTATTGCTCACGCACTTGATCCGCGTTCGATGATTGGGTAGGAAATGCCAGTTGCTCTCACTACTCTTAGAACCACGATTGCGACAGCATTAGTCGATAACACTAAGTGGCAGACATTTGCATTCCCACCAGCCACAGTTCTTGCTAACTCAGTAATCGTAAGCCCTAGTGATCCATATTTAGAGCCTAACAACAATCAACACAACACTATTGCTCCTACTGCTAATTTTAAAATAATCATCACCGTTCCTTTATTCGATAATGAAGGAAACCTTAATGGAATTGAAGATGCCTTAGTTGGCGTGTTCAACAAACTCGCAGCGTCCACCTTGACATATAATGTGGGAGCAGTTACTCAGCCAAGCGTTCTTAACGCGGCATCTGGTGACTTGCTTACCTGTGAGATGTCACTATCCGTTCTAACTACTTGGAGCTAAACCATGACCGATATGGAACAATGGGAAAAAGAAAATGAAGCATTCCTGGCTAAAATCGGTCAGGTAAAGCAAGCAGCACCAAAGCCAACATCTACTAAGAAAGACGAGGAATAATCTAATGGCTGTATTCTTGAATAACCTGGTCGGCGTAAAGATTAACTCTGTTGATCTATCCGATTTGGTAACAGCAGTAACAATCAACCGTTCATTTGATGAACTTGAAGTAACTGCAATGGGTGACTCAGCACACAAGTTCGTGAAGGGCTTGGAAGCATCAACAGTCACAATCGACTTCCTAAACGACACAGCAGCAACAAAGACTCTCGCATCTCTACAAGCTGCATGGGGAACAACAGTTACAGCTGTAT